CTTTCGGTGCTGATGACGCATTTGCGGCGTTTTCGGTTGCTGGCGCTCGTACCGGTGCAAAGATCACTACGCAGAACCAAGTTACTTCGCTAACCGTTACTGCTGCATGGAACCCCGCTGACACGGCTCAGTTGCTGATCCGTGATGACGGCTACAACGGAACGATCATCCGTACCTACGTTATTGCTGTTTATGACGGCACGGATACTGTTGCTTACGCATTCAATGGTCGCGTTGGCGGCTTGCAGTGGGATATGTCTCCTTCTGCTGAAGGCAAATTTATCTTTACAATTCACCCAACCGGCGGCAATTCCTACGGCTGGTCAAACAACGCCTAACGAAAGCCCCTTCGGGGGCTTTTATACTATATGACAACACCAAATAACTCAGAAGCCTTAATTAATTATTTAGTAACCCAATCTAATTCTGGATCAAAGAATTGGTTTGGGTTTCAGCAGCAGCGAGTGGCTGGCATTCATATTGCGTATGAAATTGCCAAATATCATGCTGACAAAATGACACCAGAAGAAGTTGCGGATTATGCGCTTCGTCTGAATAACGCCATTTACGCTAAATTAATTAAAGGTGAATAACATGACAAAACTATCTTCTGCGCTTAAATTAAAAGACAGCATTCGCATCAAATCGTTTGAGCTTGCTGGTCACACATTTAAAGTTAAAGTTCCATTAAATAGTGAACTTGAAACAATTATTAAACGCATTGTTGAAATTCCCGAAGAAGAAGTTAGCGCCCGTCTTAAAAAGATGACTGAAGCGTTAACAGAATCAGCTATTGAGGGCGTTGAAGTAAAAGACGGCGATGTAATGGTTGAGGGAAAATCAACAAAAGAGACAGTTTTGTCTGTTATGCAAATGGAACGCAAAATCACTGAGTACATGAAATTGCTTGTGCCAGAAAGCGGTTCATTAAGCGACTTAACGTATGAAGATGTTGATGCAGAATTTCCGCTTCAGGTGCAGTTTGAGATTATTGAAAAGATTACGGAAGCAATCCAGCCCGGATATAAAGATGCAAGAAAAAACTAGTTAGGGACATTCACAGCCAAGCCCGAGCTTACGTTTGGGCGCACGGTGGGTGTCCCGACAACATACCTTCGGACGATATGCGGAACATAGAGATAATGCTAAACGATGGAATGTTGGGACCGAAAGCATCCCTGCTGGCATTGTCTGCTCTGACGACAGGTAATCTAAATTCCAAGCTAAAGAAGGAAGCTACGCCATATAAGATGGCTGACATCTTGCCTTCTACGCACGAATACATTGTTCCGCCATTAACCCCCGAAGAAGCTGCCCAGCAAGCCCAACGTGCGCTTGTTGCGTTTGCACAATCCAAGCCGGGGTCACCTGACAAGCTTAATAGGATGGCTGGCAATGGATAAGATAACAATTGAGACAGAAGGGTTTGCTGATTTAGAAAAGCAGCTACAGGAGCTTGCAGAAGGTTACAGGTCTGATTTGGTTGCGCGTAACACTCTTGTTAAAGCTTGCAAGGAAGCAATGGTCCCTGTTTGGCAAACTTCAACCTCATTGGCAGCTTATGACGTTTCAAATGTGCAAAATATTCACATGAGAGACACGCTTCGCATAGATGGGCGTATTCCAAATGCCAAAGACAAAATGTCTGAGTATGTTAACGAAACTGACGCAGCTATAGCAGTGATGTCTGTTAAGAAATCTGCGGTTTCTTTAGCTAACGAATTTGGAACCGCAAAGATGGCAGCAAGACCGTTTTTAATACCTGCTCTTGAAAGCAATATACCGAAGGTTCTCAATAGATTAAAATCAGAGTTATCTTATATTATCCCGGCGTATGCCAAAAAGTTACGCCGAAGAGGACTTAAATAATGGCTAGTCAAAACATTGCCCGTTTAGGGGTCGTACTTGGAATTGACACCGCTGAGTTTACGGCTGGTGTTGATAAAGCCATTGCAGAAAACAAAAAGTTAAAAGCGTCTATTCAGCGTGAATCTAATGCTGCGGCAAAAGAAATTATTGCCCTTAAATACGCAACAGAAGACTACGGAAAAGCTGTCACCAAAGTTGAGCAAATTCAACGCGAAATCATGGGTGGCAAGTTTCGTAATGCATCGCAACAATTAAAAGACCAATTGTTAGCGCAAGCTGCTGCTTATGACAAAGTGGCGGCATCTTCTACAAAAGCAAAAGTTGCCCAGCTTGGAATGCTTGGAGCGCAGCTTCCGGGCGGTCAATTAAGCCAGCAACAACTTGCTGCTCTTAGCTATCAAACAACCGACATTGTAACCGGCTTGGTCAGTGGTCAAAACCCGTTGATTGTTTTGATTCAGCAAGGTGGTCAGTTGCGCGATCAGTTTGGTGGAGTTGTTAACGTATTTAAGGCGTTTGCTTCTATTCTTACGCCAATGCGTCTTATTGTTGGCGGCGTAGCTGGAGCAATTGGTGGTTTAGCTTATGCCGCCTACCAAGGCGACAAAAACTTTAAAGAGTTACGCAACAGTCTTGCTCTTACAAACAATATTGCTGGATTAACTTACGATTCAATTAAAAGACTTTCGACAGAATTGTCAGATGGTTTAAACGTAAGCTCTGCAAACTCAAGAGAAATATTTACAGAACTTATTCGTTCTGGTCGGTTTGTTGCAGATTCAATGGGTCCGGTTGCGGAAGTTATTGCAAGAGTGTCCAGACTTTCTGGTGAAACTGCATCAACTGTGGCAAAAGACCTTATACCGTCTTTTAATGGTTCTGCTTCGTCTGCCAAGTCACTTAATGATCGGTTTAACTTTTTGACCGAAGCTCAATATCGTCAAATTGAAGCACTTGAGTTAACAGGAAAAAAACAAGAAGCGGTCAAGATGACTGCGGACTTGCTTAACAAAAGTTTAGAGAAACAAACCAAAGACCTTGAGATTGCAGAAGGATGGTGGAAACGTACCACCCGCGCAATTTCTGACATGATCGAAAAGATTAAGCAAATTGGCGCTCCAGAAACAGACGAAGAAAAACTTGCACGTTTAGCAAAACGAATTGAAGACTTGTCCAAAATTAACATTTTGGGTATGCAATTTGATGCAAAAGCATATGGTCCTTTGCGTGAGCAAGCAATTAAGGATTATTTACAGTTTTATCAAGATCTTGTTAAAAAGCGCCAGCAAATTGAAGCTAATGCTGCAAAACAACAATCTGAAACTCAGGGCATTAATGATTTTGCGGCAGCGGGCGGAGAAAAGAAACGCCAAGAGATTATTGCTGCAACGCGCAAGCAATATTCAGACTTAGAGTTTCAGCAAAAGGTAGCCGGTGCAAACGAATTTCAGCGTATTGAACTTGAAGGTCAAAGAAAGCGCAGCGAAGCTTATCTTGAGTTTGAGCGTCAAAATGAATTGACCCGTGGAAAGATGGTTACAGAATTGCGTGGTCAATTAAACGCAAAACTTGCAAGCATTGAATACGAAACTCAGCAAAAGATACTTGAAGTGTCACGACAAGCTGCTGAAGAGCTTCGCAAAGAACAGCAAAACCGTGCAGACGGCATTGATCTTGAGCGCACAAAGCTTCAGATTTATGAGCAAAACTTGTTTATTAGCAAGGCTGATTATCAGATTGCTTTAAATCGCTTAAAAGCAGAACAAGAAATTGCCAAGATAAACGCAAACACAAAGCTTACTCCTCAAGCTAAAGAAGAAGCTATTGCTAGAGAGCGCGAAATGCAACGCCAAGGCGATGCTGTAGCTCGACTTGGAGAAAGGTTAGAGCATTTGCGTGAGGTCAACAGCGCCGTGTTTAAGAGCATGGAAAGCGCCGTTGTTCAATTTGTTCAGACCGGCAAGTTTTCGTTTAAGGATTTTGCGGGTTCAGTTATTAGAGACATTCTTGCTATATACATGAAGTCTCAATTGCTTGGTATGTTTAACACCAGCAAAGGATTTTTTAGTAATTTCTTTGGTGGTTCTACATCCGCAACCGGAAGCTACATGGGACCGTCAGTTTCCACTATTGGTTTTGCTGCGGACGGTGGATATATCAACGGTCCAACAATTGTTGGCGAGCAAGGTCCAGAATTGTTTATTCCCCGTACTGCTGGAACTGTTGTACCAAATCAACAGATGAATAATTTTCAACCCCAGCCGCAAATTGTTTACAATGGACCGTACATTCAAAATATGTCGGCTATTGATACGCAGTCAGCTACGCAATTCTTGTCTCGCAATAAAGATGCGGTGTATTCCGCAAACCTTTCTGCCAGCCGGTCATTACCAGTAAGCAGGTGATTAAATGAGCTTAAATCAAATATTGGCAGTTAGCGAATCGGTAGAGATTAATGACCAAAGGTTCATTGGTCAGACTATTAGCCGCAACCAAAGAATTACGACTAGCGAGCAGCTTACTGTTGTGCCGTTTCAGTTTACGCTAAAGCCAATGAATTATTTGCTGTATTCTCAAAACAGAGATTTGTTGGCTAATTTGAGGTATTACGACAAAGCGTTAACACAGTATTTAAACTTTGGTGTTACTGGCTGGAAAAATTATATTAAGTATCAAGGTGACATGGCTGCTGGTGATATACCAACGTGCCAATGGCAAACTAATTCTGCCAATAAAACTTTGGTTCTTGGAAATTTGCCCTCAATTACTTCTGGTCAATTTGTAGTTAAAGCTGGCGATTTTTGTCAGGTTGGTTTGTACACATATATTGCAACGCAAGACGTTGTGCGCGGTCTTGGGTCAACTGTAAACATTCCTGTTCATCGCAATCTTTTGGAAGCTGTGGTTTCTCCAATTGCTGCGGTTATTGGTCAGTATGGCACAACGGTTAGCATGGGTGGATCATCTTATATCGGCGTAACATTTCCTGTCATATTGCGGGATTATCCAACGTATCAATTAGTCCCAATGAAAGATGATTCTTTTATTGCGTGGTCTGGTGCATTCAAAGCTTTTGAAGCGGTGGAACAATGAACGTTATAGCGCCAGTAGACAATACCAATAACATTCGTTATGCGGATTTTGTGCGTGTAACAACCCAAGAAAAGGTTGGCTCGTTTCAGCTTGAAATTGGTCAGCAATACACAATATTTTTTGTTGGCACATCTAACTTTACGCTTGTTGGCGCACCATCAAATACAGTAGGAACAACTTTTACTGCTACCGGTGTAACGCTTGGAACCGGAATTGCTACCAAGCAATTAATTTATAGATTTAGCACCGCTCCAGCACCGTTAACTATATCTGCGGTAGACAGCCAGCCTTTTTCTGGCATGGGTCAGTTAATTCAAATTGGAGAAGCTGTAAGAGATATTAAAAGCACCGCCAACGAAACATCATTTACTCTTGTTGGTATTGATACGTCTTTGCTTGGGTGGGTTCTTGGTCAGGATATTAAAGGCTCTAAAATTGAAGCTTGGCACGGGTTTTTTAATGTTGACGGATCGTTAATTACAACCGGTGGTGCTGGTGGTTTGTACAAGTTCTTTACTGGCTACATAAACTCATTTGTAATATCTGAACAATGGATGGAAGAAGTACGCGCATATATTGGCGTTATTTCTGTTAACGCATCTTCTATTCAACTTATTCTTCAAAACAGATTTGCTGGTCGATATACAAACGATAACTCATGGCAGTTTTTTACTCCCGGCGACACAAGCATGAACAGGGTTTCGTTTATTACTACTATTAACTATCAATTTGGCAAAAATACATGATTAGACAAGCGACAAAATACGACAAAACACAAATTATAGAAATGATGAAAAGCTTTCGGGAAGAAAGTAATATAGAACAGTTAAGAACGTTAGATAACGAACCGTATTGGAATCAGTTGTTAGACAACATTTTTGCTGGGCAAGGAATTGTTTTTATAAAAGACAGCGTTGGATTGATTATGGGGGTAGTAATGCCTACCATATGGTGCAACAAAACGTTTGTTATGCATGAGTTTGCTTGGTGGGTAAGCAAAGAACACAGAAACGGAACAGTTGGTTATCGGTTAGTTAAGGAATATATAAGACATGGCAACAAGCTTAAACAAGAAGGTCGCATTATATTTTTTACATTAAGCAAATTGTCAATAACGCCTAATTTAGATTACACAAAACTTGGATTTGAAAAACTAGACGAAAACTGGATTCAATAATGTTTGCAAAAATACTTGTTCTGCTAACCGTTGTAACGTTTGTTGATCCCGTGTTTGCGGTTGGCGCAACAATTGCAACTTATTTTGCATTAACCGGTTTTACTTATTACGCTACAGCGTTTGCCATCAATATGGTGGTGTCTGCAATTATTTCTAAAGCTTTTTTTACTCCCAACCAGCCTAACAACGGTGGAGATGGGTTAAATCCGGGCAATAGGCAACAAATACCTCCAGCTACAGATAACAAACTTCCTGTTGTATACGGCAGTGCTTGGCTTGGCGGAACTATTACTGATCTTTCTATTAGCGAAAATAACCAAGAGCTTTATTACGTTATTTCTTTGTGTGAAGTAACAGACAACGGAAATGACACAATTACGTTTGGTGATGTTTATTGGGGTGGCAAAAAATGTGTATTTGCAAACGCAACATCACCTGATGTTATTGAATTATTAGACGAATCTACTGGCATAAGCGATTCTTCCGTAAGCGGTAAACTTCAAATCTTTTTGTATCCAAACGGATCAAACAGCATTCCAGCAAGAGGTGCATCTAACGCAATTAGCGTAATGAGTACTTCTGGTCTTACTTACGTTTGGAATGCTGACAAATTAATGACAAGAACGGCGTTTGCTATTGTGCATATTAGCTACAATACAGACGCTGGAATTACTGGTCTTCAACAAACCAAATTTAACGTAATTAACAGTAGAACCAATCCCGGAGATTGTTTTTTAGATTATTTAACAAATACTGTTTATGGCGCAGCTATAGATGCAAGTCAAGTAGATACAGCTTCATTAACTGCGCTTAATTCTTATTCTACGCAAAATTTTACATATACAAACATATTTGGAACGCCATCAACGCAACAAAGATTTAAATTTGATGGTGTTATAGATACTAATCAAAATGTTATGTCTAACATTCAAGACATGGCATCTTGTTGCGATTGCTTAGTTAAATACAACGAAGTAACTGGCAAATGGGGTGTTGTAGTTCAAACTACTTCGTACAGTATTTCGCTTGCATTAAATGATTCAAACATTGTTTCAACTATTCAAATATCGCCAAGTGACTTGGCAAGTTCATATAATGTTATAGAAGCAAAATTTCCTGATGCTGGCAATCAAGATGCGTTTAACGTTGCAACTTTTGATCTTCAGCAAATTGCGCCGCAATTATTGTTTTCAAATGAACCTATAAACAAAGAAACAATTACGTTGCCGCTTGTTAACAATGATGTTAGAGCGCAATACCTTGCTATTCGTATGCTTAAAAAAGCAAGAGATGATTTGCAAGTTTCTCTTACTATTAATTACGAAGGCATTCAATTAGAAGCTGGCGATGTTGTAACAGTTACAAGCCCTAACTACGGTTGGGTTGCCAAAGAATTTCAGGTGTTAAAAGTTACTGAAAGTTTTGGCGGTGATGGGTCTGTTACTGCAAAACTAATGCTTTCTGAATTTAACGCAACCGTTTATGACGATGTAAGCATTACTCAGTTTCAGCCTTCGCCTAATACTGGAATCCCTGACCCGTTAATATTTGGAACCATTCCCGCACCTGTTGTTGGTACGCAATACCCAACAAACGTCAATCCATTATTTCTTGTTGAGATTACCGCAAGCGCACAAGGAATTATTCAGTACGCGGAACTTTGGTATTCAGCGTTTAGCAACCCAACTGCAAACCAACTAATCTTTGCTGGTACAAGTGAAATCAAGCCGGGAGGAAATCCTTATAACCCCGGCGAGTTAATGCCAGCTATTTCTTTGGCTAATGTCCCTTCGGGTACTTGGTACTTCTTTAGCCGCATGGTTAACAATTTAGGTACGTCTAGCTTTAGTCCAGCAAGCGTGGCGTTTGTATGGCGACCAACTACGTTCCAATACACAGAAAAATACCTTTCAGTTGCTTACGCAGACAACGCAACGGGTACAAGCGGATTTAGCCTTAATCCAACCGGCAAATCTTATTACGGGCTATTTAATACTGCGGCTTCAAGCGTAAGTTCAAACCCGTCTGATTACACTTGGTACTTGGCTGACCCAACATTTGGCACAACTATATTTTTGGCTTACGCCAACCGTACTGGCAGAAAGTTTAGTTTTGATACTGGGTTTGCTGGGTTTGCGGCAGGTACGGGTGCTTTTGTTCCAACTCAAGCAAGCATATTTGACCCCCGCGTATGGTCTGCTTTACCTAACGGCACAAACATTATTGATTTGGACCAAGCAACCGGTCAGGTATTGACCACCGGCACAACTACCGTTGGAACAGGTGAGATTGCTGTTGTTAATAGTCCTGATGGCAAAGTTGTTGCGGCTTTAAAACAATACTTAGATTTTGGTTCGGGTATTTATCAAAAAACTGTTACTAGCGCATCACAAATCACAATTGACATTTATGGTCGAATTATTGGGTTTGAAACACCTGATGAGTTGTATATGACCATTTCTACGTTTACCGCAACCAGCGGTCAAACGGTGTTTAGCGTAACCCGCGCATCTGATTACATTTTCGGTCAATGTTTGGTTTTCAGTAACGGTGTTTTAGCAAATACAACCGAATATACAGATACTGGCGGGTCAACAGGAACGGTAACGTTTAGCACTGGTCGTGCGGCTGGAACAATTGTTATCATTATGTCGTTTAGGTCTGTTAACGCAACCAGCGGGACATACGCTACGTTTACACGAAACACGGCAACGTTAACAAACGTTTCGTCTTACACGCCGTCAGGTTTTTCAATAAACAGCGGATATGAACTGTTGTTTATTAACGGCGCGGTGATGACAGAGTTTGATTACGACATAGTAGGCGGTAGCGTTACAAACTTTCCAAACCTTACAAGCGGTTTGTTAACTGTAATTCAATGGACACCAAACAATTTAAGCGTACCAACAGGGGATGCGGTTAATGCGTTTATCAATGCGGTTGTTGGTCAAACGTCTTACAACTTTGGGTATACGCCGGGAGCGTTTAATTTGTACGGTAACGGGGTTTTATTAACTGATAGTTCCGACTATACTAGCGTTAGCGGTGGTTATGTGTTAGCAAACACACCAACAACGTCTGCGTATGGACTTTTGCAACAAACTTTCTCTCGAACGGGGGCGGCATGACAGCGGCATTTAATCTTAGCCAACTTGCTAACAATCTAAACACTTCAGGTCAACTTGATGCTACCGATGGATTGGTTGGTGCGGTTCCTGCGGCTAACGGTGGAACGGGTTTAACGTCTGCTGGTGCTTCAGGAAACGTTCTTACTTCAAACGGTACAGGATGGGTTTCTGCGGCGGCGGCTGGTGGTGGTGGCGGTTACAATATGGTTGTATTTACTTCTCCCGGAACATGGACTAAACCTGCTGGACTTAAATCGGTAAAAGTTACTGTTATTGGTGGTGGTGGTGGTGGTGGAAATGCAGCCCAACAAGGCGGCTCAGTTACTCTTGCCGCAGGTGGTGGTGGTGGCGGCTCGGCAATTAGGTATTTAGATGCTCCTGCAATTCCCGGTCCAATAGCTGTAACGGTTGGCGCTGGTGGGGCTGGAAGGGCTGCCCCAAACCAGCCAATTGGAACAGGAACATCCGGAGGAACATCTTCTTTTGGTTCTTTTGCATCGGCAACTGGTGGCGCTGGTGGGCAAGGAGGTTTTAGTGGGGCATCAACACCAACGTTAAGTCTACAAGGTTTTTCTTATAGTGGAGGATTAGGTGGAATTGGAGCATCCGGAACTATAAATATGTTGGGTGGTACTGGTCAAAGTACTTGGGCTGTAAGTGAAGGTCCAAAAGGTGCAATGGGAGCAGGAGGTTCTACAATTTTAAGTGGTGGCGGTGGACAAAGAACTGGTAATAGCGCCGGAGCAGGTCGCCCCGGTGAAAGTTGCGGTGGCGGTGGAGGTGGCGCGGTGTCTAATACCAGTACTAACT